TGGCCGCGCGGCGGAAGTCGCCGTCGGCGAGGCGTTGCCGACTGCGGCGGCGGCAGGTCTAGGCGGGTTAGCTGGCGCGGCGCTTGGCACGGCGGCGCTTCCGGCGGCGGCGTTAGGCGCAACTGCGCTTGGCGCGGCGGAACTGGGCACGTCGCTTTACAATCTAGCCGCGCCGACCTTTGGCGCGCAGCCAATTCGCACTCCGGTTCAAAGATTCCAAGAAACTTTTACGCCGTCTTACATTCCTAAGACTGCCCGGGAAAAAGTCGAGGCCGGTTTAATTGGCGGCGCTCTTGGTGGATTTACGCAAGCGCGAGGCGCTAACGCTCTGTTGCGGTATCTCATGCCCGAAACGCGGGGGGCTCGCATTGCCGAAGGTTTTGCAGCGGGTCCAGCAGCACAAACAGCCGCTGGCGCTGTCGGCGGGGCTGCGCCTGAGTATTACAAAGAAGTCGCAGGCGGCCAGAACCCTTATTTTCAATTTGGTCTTGGCGTGCTAGGCGGCGGCGTGGGCGGCCGCGCTATGGGGGCCATTGAGCGTGGCGTAACCGGAGCAATCCCGACGCTGGCGCAAAATATTGAGTTTGGCGCAAAAGAAATGGGCCAAACGGCGCGTAATCTGCGTGCTGAAGCCTATTCATCGGGCGCTAAATACGACGCTTCGGCCTACGATTCGCTTGTAAGAAAAATGGCTCAAGACTTTGCGGACCAATATCAATGGAGCCCGGCCAAAAAATCGCGGTTTGGGGCCATAAACGATGTTATGACCGACTTAACTTCGGCCACGGGTAAAGACGTGTCTATGGCAGACATACACGGTCTGCGCAAAGACGCCGGCGCAGTATTTCAAAATCCTAACGCTACGGAAGTCGAAAAGGCTATGGCGCATGATGTCATAGATCGCATTGATCTGTTCCGTAACGAGCCTATGAACGCAATTCCCGGCAAGGAGTTAGCGGCGGCTAAAGGCACGTCAGACCTTACTAAGTCTATAGAGGCTGATGCGCGGCTGTTTAGAAACGCCGATGTTCAAGCGGCGATGACCGCCGCTAAAGAATCTCCTAATTTTGCGACGGGGGTAAAACAACAGTTTACGGCGCTTAAAAAATCAGGCGCGTATAAATCTTTTACGCCAGAGCAACAAAAAATAATTGATGATCTAGCCAAAGGCCGCACGTCATCAAGCGCGATAAATTTTATGTCCGCTTTTGCCCCTAGCTTTAGTAAGACAGGATTAGCTGAAGCTGGACTTACTGCTGCGCCTTTTGCAGTCGGATTCATGCCGGACGAATACCGCGAGCGTTTTTTATTGGATGATTATGCTCGTCTTGGTGCATTAGGGGCTGTCGGGGGTGCAAGTCTGGGAATGCTTGCCAAGAATAGACAGACTGCTAACGCTATGCGCGCTTCGCAGCAGCTTCAGGCAAATGTCCTTGGAAACGTAGCGCGGCCTCCGGTCAATTACGCTAACCTTCCGTCGCTGGCAACGGCCGGTGCACAAGGATTGATGTATCAAGGCCAGAACGCCATGGCCAATCCGTATGCGCGATTTACGAGGCAATGATGGTCGAATATCAAGTTCTTTTTGACATCGCTATCGGCATTATCGGCGTAATGGGCGGCTGGACACTTAACACTGTCTGGGGTGCTGTCCGCGATCTTCAGAAGGCCGACAAGGAGTTGGCCGAAAAGGTTGGCGAAATTGAAGTTCTCGTCGCCGGCCGTTATATGACGCGCGTTGAGTTCAACGACACGCTTGGCCAAGTGTTTGCCAAGCTCGATAACATCCGTGACATGCTCGCAAACAAGGCAGACCGATGAAGCTCAACGCCACCAGCATCCGCCGCATGGCCGGTGTCGATCCGCGCCTCGTCGCGGTTATGAAGGCCGCACGCGCCGCCAGCCCAATTCCGTTTGAAATCACCGAGGGTCTGCGCACCCGCGAACGCCAGGTCTATCTTGTCCGCACGGGCAAAAGTCGCACAATGAACAGCTACCATCTGCGCGGCAAGGCCGTCGATGTCGTCGCTATGCCCGGCGGTAAAGTCTCATGGGACTTGGCCGACTATCGCAAGATCAACGCCGCCGTGCAGAAGGCGGCGAAAGCCGCTGGCGTGACGATCACTTGGGGCGGCACGTGGAAAAGCATAGTTGATGGGCCTCATTGGCAAATTGAGGGATAGCCATGATTGCCGCGACAAAACTCCTTGGCGTGATCTTTGCCGTTACGTCGATGCTGTTGGCGGCGCTGTTCGGCTTTGCCAGCACCTTGTCGCTGAACTCACCGGACGCCCGCGAGCGCCGCGATGCAACAATCTCGGCTTTCTGGTCGCTCGTCGTTATCGGGCTGTGCGCCGTCCTGCTCATCACGCTATCTGGCTGTATGTCGGTAAAAGAACTATCGTGTCTGGCGCGCGACAATACGTCGCGGCCGTGCAACTAGGAGATTGATATGCTTACGAACTGGATGACGACGATCCCCGGCGTCCTGCTGCTGCTGCGCGTCCTGTGGGAGGCTTGGTCGACCAAGACGGTCAACTGGGCTGATCTTCAAAATGGCCTTATCGCTATCGGTCTAGTCGCCGCTAAGGACTTCAATGTGACCGGCGGCACCAAGCCCCAGGATTGAAAGCGGCAGGCTGAAATTGCCAAACCCAAGACCGTTGAAGAAACCGCTGCTGATCTTGATGCTGGCCGGTTTTAGCGGATGCAAATCGACCAGCGAAAGATGTCCTCCGCTGGTCGACTATTCGGCAGAACGCCAGACCTTAGCTGCCAAAGAGTTACGCCGGCTCCCCGCGAATAGCGAGGTCGCTAAGCTGGTCGTCGACTATGGAAAGCTCCGCGCGGCGTGCCGGCTTTAGGTCTTTCTTGCGCTTGTAGCCAATCTCAGCCGCCGTGCCGGCCTTTGACTGAAGATAGTCCTCGGCAAACGTCGCGGCGAACAGTTCGTAGTTCACGGCGTCAATATGGCTGTCGAGATGCGTAGGAGACGCAAACGCGCGGGCGTTCTTAACGCAAGCCAGGATGATGGCGATTTCGTAAGGGTGAAAGTCTCGGCCTAGCCTTAGCGTGGCGATATCAGAGGCAAGCTGGAAATTTGACTCGATCCCGCCGTAGCCTTCGCCGCGCTGGTCAATGATCTTAGCCGCTTGGCTAAGCAGTTCGTGAGGATTCATCTATACTCTCCAAGAGTTCCGCCCGTTCGCGTAACATGCGCAGCACCGTGTAGCGTTGGTGCAACCGCACTAAGACCGTGGAGCGTCGGGTGTCCCGCTTCTCGGCTTCCAGAAGGTCCAAGACCTCCTGTTCGGTCAGATCGGCCAACCGATCATTAAGCTCTTTCCATGTCAGATAGTTCGGCAAGGGCCAACTCCGCTAAAGACTTCTTGTCGTGTAACGCGCTGAAGATACGCTCGTCAATAGTTTTATTACACATCAGCACATAGCACCAGACATCTCGGGTCTGGCCGCTGCGGTGCAGCCGCCCCACGGTCTGCTCGAACAGTTCCAGTGACCATGGCAGGGACAAGAAGATGATTTTGTTGCCGCCGAACTGAAGGTTGAGCCCGTGGCCGGCGCTCTTGGGGTGAATGGCTAGAAGCTCTATTTCCCCTTTGTTCCAGTTTTCAACGGCATTTTCTTCGTCTATGGTGGTGAGTTTATGCCTACGTTTTAGCTCGGCTAACTCTTCTTTGTAATTGTAGACAATGATGGTGTTATCGTGCTGGTTCTCGTCAAGAATGTCCTGAAGGGCGTCAAACTTCTGACGCCCGAACCACTGGGCTACGCCATTAGCGTCATAGGCAAAACCGCTGGTTAGCTGTTGAAGTTTGTTTGTGACCGCCGCCGCCGTGGGCGCGGTAATCTCTTCATGGACATATTCGCGCTTCATGTTCTCGTAAGGCGTCCGGTCATCTAGGTCGCAACGCATCTCGACAACATGGAGCGGCGGCAGCTTGTCCTTATACTCGCCAGGCTCCAGCACATAGGTCGCCGGCTTGATTGTTTCCATGACCTTGGGCAGCGCGTTTGGCAGCGGCTCCCACTGGCCGTAATCGCGGTTTATGCAATAAAAATACTGTTGCAGGAACGCGCCCTTGCTACGGCCAAGCAACGTCTGATCGACGACTTTGCACTGGCCAAACACATCTTCTAGACCGTTCGATGTGAACGATCCGGTTAGCCCCCACCTGATCTTGAATTGGTCGAGGATTTTGAGAAGATGTTTGAACCGTTTGCCAGACGGGTTTTTCAACCGCGTCAATTCGTCGAAGACGATGCCATCAAAGCCAGCCGGATCGACGGAGGGGATGTTATCGTAGTTGGTGACAACGATGTCGGCGGCCGAATCAAACGCTTTCTTGCGTTGCGCGGGCGTGCCAACGGCGACGGCGATGTCGAACGTCTCGGCCCATTTGCGCCCCTCTACCGGCCAAACGTCCGTGCAGACGCGCTTGGGCGCAAGGACCAGCCAGCGGTCGCAATGTCCGCGCACGGTCATCTCGGTCATGGCGGTCAGCGTGATCGCCGTCTTGCCCGCGCCGACTGGCGCGAGGATCATTGCCCGATCATGGGCGAAGAGGAAATCGGCGGCTTCGTGTTGGTATGGTCGCAAATCCATTCGTCGACATCCTGTGTTGACCATAGGCAGGCGTAGTTCTGGTTCAACGCACGCATATCAGACGCAAACATTTGTTGTAGCGGCGATAACTTGCCGCCGGGGCGCTTCAACTCGACGAAGTGCGTTGACCCGTCCGCAAAGCAAACGACGCGATCACTGACGCCGCGATTCGATGGTGAGACGAACTTATATGCTTTGCCGCCAACGGCTTGCACACACTTGACGAAATATTTTTCGATGTCCTTTTCAAGCATGAAATTATCTCTTGCACACTCGTAAAAGATTGTCTAGTGTCCGAATCATCGAAAGGTAAGGTTATGTCTCACTCTGCAATCGTCGGCGGTTCGACCGCCAAGCGGCTCATCAAGTGCCCTGGGTCGCGCAA